AAAAATTTGACACTCGCATTTTCCGTATACTACGCAACACATTTAAATATGGTGATGCGTTTTTTATTAGAGACCCAGAAACTAAAAAATGGTTTTATGTTGACCCAGCAAACGTAACTAAAATTATTGTAAACGAAAGCCAAGGCAAAGAGCCCGAGCAGTACATTGTTAGAAACATTAACTTAAACTTTGTTAATGGTATTGCTACTACTCCACATCAAACAAACGGAAATGTTACAGGTGGCGGAGACGGATATATGACAGGCGGTGCTCGTGGAATGGTAGGCGCACCGAGTCAAACACAAGCAGGTGGCAGATTCCAAAAAGACATGAAGGAAGTTGCTATTGATGCTGAACACGTTGTACACTTGTCATTGTCAGAAGGATTAGACAATAACTTCCCATTTGGTAATTCATTACTTGAAAGTATTTTTAAAGTTTACAAACAAAAAGAATTATTAGAAGACGCTATCATTATTTACAGGGTACAAAGAGCACCTGAACGTAGAGTGTTTTATGTAGACGTAGGTAATATGCCATCACACTTGGCAATGCAATTTGTTGAGCGTGTTAAAACAGACATACACCAAAGACGTATTCCATCTCAAACAGGTGGTGGACAAAATGTTATTGATAGTGCATACAATCCTTTATCAATTAATGAAGATTACTTCTTTCCACAAACAGCAGAAGGTAGAGGATCAAAAGTTGAAACACTACCAGGCGGTACTAACCTAGGCGAAATTGACGATCTAAAATACTTTACTAATAAACTTGTTAGAGGTTTACGTATTCCAAGTTCATACTTACCAACAGGACCAGATGACGGAGCATCACAGTTCCAAGATGGTAGAGTAGGTACTGCTTATATTCAAGAATTACGTTTTAATACATACTGTGAAAGACTACAAGGTCTTGTTTCAGAAGAGTTTAATCAAGAGTTTAAACGCTATCTATTAGAAAAAGGTGTAAACATTGATACAGCAATGTTTGATCTTAAAATGAATCCACCACAAAACTTTGCAAGTTACAGACAGTCAGAACTTGATAATGCTAGAGTTGGAACATTTACACAGATGGCGGGTATACCTTATGTTGCAAATAGATTTGCACTAAGTAGATTCTTAGGACTAAGTGCAGAAGAAGTTGCAGAAAACGAAAGATTATGGCGTGAAGAAAACGACGAAACAATTCAACCAATACCAACAGACGCAAGTGGCGAACTTAGAGGCGCAGGAATTAGCGGAGCAGGTATTGGAGCAGACCTAGGCGGTGAAGGCGGCCTAGAAGATACAGCACCAGAGGGCGAAGGTGGCGCGGCACCAGTTGACGGAGGTAATGCACCTCCACCAGATACAGCAACAGGCGGCGGAACTCCTCCTCCAGCACAATAAGGAATAAATAATAGTATGATACTACGTGAGATCTTTTATTTCGACAAAGAAACTTTGCAACCTGCAGAGAATGATGCATATGATCCAGCATATGACGATTCTATTGTGACCAAAGACGACACACGTAAAACACGACTAACGCTACGTCAAATTAATAAAATGAGACGAGCATCTGATATGCATAAAGAGGAGCAAGAAAAGGAATTGCATTTCGTACGCCAAATGTACGGAATCGCCGCTAATGCAGAAGCAGGTGTTTAGTAATGTCGACAGCATTTGTGCTAGGTAATGGTACTAGCAGAAAGTCAATAGACCTAAATCAACTTAAAGACCTTGGTAAGATATACGCTTGTAACGCTGTTTACAGGTCGTTTGAACCTGACTATCTAGTAGCAGTAGATAGCAAGATGGTTAAAGAAATTAATAACTCAGGGTATCAACTTACACACGAGGTTTGGACTAATCCAAACAAACTATACGATAAATTTCACAAGTTTAATTACTTTAAAGAACCACTAGGATGGAGTAGTGGACCTACAGCATTATGGCTTGCAACTTACGGAGAAGGACACAATAACGAAACAATTTATATTTTAGGATTTGACTTTAGAGGTATTGCTGGAAAGATAAATAATTTGTACGCAGACACGGAAAACTATAAAAAAAGCGTAGATGCTGAAACGTATCATGGTAATTGGGCTAGACAAACTGGCATAATTATCCAGAAGAATCCGCAAAAAAAGTACATTCGTGTTACTGAGTATAAAAATGATTATTGTCCAGACCCGCTAAAGAAATTGGGCAATTTGAGCCATATAACCGTTGAAGAATTTATGGATTTACATGGTTTTCGTAAATCCTAATGTAAAACGGCCCGTTTTTGCACCCTTTTCAGGGTGTTTTTCCTATAAACTATAAATATTATTGACAGCCTAACCACATCTAAACCAACAGGAGGATATAATATGTCAAACCAAAATAAATTTGAAGCGATGCTTGAAAAGTTAATCGCTGACGATCGTGCTGGTGCAGAAGACCTGTTCCACGAGATCGTAGTAGAAAAGTCAAGAGACATCTACGAAGGATTACTAGAATCAGACGTTGAAGAAGTTGAAGTTGAAGAAACTGCAAAAGAAGACGCTGACGATAAAGTAGAAGAAAAAGAAGAAACAGCAGACGAAGATAAAGTTGACGAAGCATCTAAAGATGATGACGAAGACAAAGTCGACGAAGCAACTGACGAAGATGAAGAAAAAACAGACGAAGCAGAAGCAAAAGACGACGAAGATGCTGTTGAAGAAGACATCACTGATGTAGTGCCAGAAGGTGACGACGATATGGGCGGTGACCCAGCAGACGACATGATGGCTGACATCGAAGGTGGTGACGACGAAGAAGATAACGGTGACGAAGATTCAGAAGATTTAGAAGACAGAGTTGCCGATTTAGAAGACACTTTCGACGACCTTAAAGCAGAATTTGACGCAATGATGTCAGATGAAGATAAAGGTGATGACGACGGCGAAGAAGGTCCAGAAATGGATATGGACGCTGGCGATGACGAAGGTGACGAAGAAGCCGATGAAGGCTTCGCTCTTGAGCCAGAAGCAGTTCCTGCTTTTGAAAAGAAGGAAATGCCAAAAGACCAAACAGAACTAATGAGAGAGTATGTACAAAAAGTTTCTGATCCATCAAATTCAGAATCTAATGTTAATACTAAATCAACTGTTGCGTCTAAAAATGACATGGGTGGCACAGCGGCTAACATTGCTAAAGGCGGTGAAGGCGGTGGATCTGATGCAGGTCTTGCTGATAAATCACCTAAAGAAGATAACGCAGGTAACGTAAACGTTCCAGGCGGTAAGGCTTCTAAGTCATTAAAGTCTGACTCAAAAGGCCATGGCGCTGAGAAAAAAGGCGCAGGCGAAACTGGTACTGACAAAAAGTCATTACTAGGCAAGTAAGTTAAGGAAATAGATGGTGTTTACACTTAAAGAGAACCTAACATTCGACCAAGCAAAGATGGTCGTTGAGACTTCCGAAAACGATAAAGGGGGCAAAGACCTTTTCTTAAAAGGAATTTGCATTCAAGGTGGTGTGCGTAATGCAAACCAGCGTGTTTACCCTGTTACCGAGATTGGGAAGGCTGTCCAAACCCTTAATGATCAGATTAGCGGCGGATATTCGGTTCTTGGAGAAGTTGATCACCCCGAAGGACTTAACATTAACTTAGACCGTGTATCCCATATGATTACTGATATGTGGATGGATGGACCTAATGGATACGGAAAAATGAAAATTTTACCAACCCCGATGGGACAACTAGTTCAAACAATGCTTGAAAGCGGAGTTAAACTAGGTGTTTCATCAAGGGGATCTGGTAACGTCCGAGAGGACGGATCCGGCGAAGTGAGCGATTACGAAATTATCACTGTTGATATCGTTGCTCAACCAAGTGCTCCAGGTGCGTACCCAACACCAATCTATGAGCAATTAATGAATGCCCGTGGGGGGTACAAGGCACTACAAATAGCACGTGAAGTTCAAGGCGATAGCAAGGCGCAAAAGTATTTAAAAGAGTCATTGGTTAACATAATCAAAGGACTCAGGTAATAGGAGAAACCAAATGTTGGAAGCACTAAAATCACTTTTTGAAAATGATGTAATTTCAGAAGACGTGAAAGCCTCCATCCAAGAAGCATGGGACAAGCAAGTACAAGAAAACAAACTTGCTGTAACTGCTGAACTTCGCGAAGAGTTTGCTTCAAAGTATGAGCACGATAAGGCTCAAATGGTAGAAGCAGTTGATAAACTTGTATCAGACAAATTAAGCGAAGAAATTTCCGAGTTTGCAGAAGATAGAAAACAATTAGCAGAAGCAAGAGCAAAATATGCTGTTGCTATGCGTGAAAACGCACAACAACTAAAAGGTTTTGTATTTGAGCAACTTAAAAAGGAAGTGGGTGAGTTACACGAAGATCAGAAAGTAATGTCAACTAAGTTTGGCAAACTTGAAGATTTCGTTGTAGAGGCTCTAGCAAAAGAAATTGCAGAGTTCCACGAAGATAAAAAAGACTTAGCCGAAACTAAAGTACGTTTAGTACGTGAGGCTAAGGAACACTTAGCAAAAGTACGTAAGACTTTTGTTGAGCGTAGTGCTAAGATGGTATCAGAAACTGTTGGCAAATCACTTAAGAAAGAGATTGGTCAATTGAAAGAAGATATTGACTCAGCACGTAAAAACGATTTTGGTCGCAAGATTTTCGAAACATTTGCTCAGGAGTATACTAACAGTTACTTGAATGAGAAATCAGAAACTGCAAAACTTATGAAAGTTGTTGAGTTGAAAGACAAGGCAATTGAAGAAGCAAAAGCAGAATCTGCGGAAGTTAAGAAGATCGTTGAAAGCAAAGAAGCAGAAATTGCTAAAATTGCTGATGCGGCTAAACGCAAAGAAGTAATGCACGAACTAACTGGACCTTTGAGCAAGGACCAGCGTGAAATTATGTCAGATTTACTGGAATCAGTACAAACAGACAAACTGCAAAGTGCGTTTGATAAGTACTTACCGGCAGTTATTGACGGTAAAACGCCAGCGAAGAAGGCGACATTAACAGAGTCAGAGGCAAAAGAAATTACAGGCAATAAAGAAAATACTAACGTTAGTAGTGTAAGTTCAGATGTAGCAAATAATATTGTTGACATTCGAAGACTTGCAGGATTGAAATAAGGAGAAAACAATGTCAGAACTACTAGAAAGTCGCTGGCAGGATACCAAAACTGCACTTTTAGAAGGCCTAAATGGTAACAAAAAGGCTGTAATGGCAAGTACTCTAGAAAACACACGCAAGTGGTTGAATGAGACTGCAACAGCAGGTGCTACAAGTGCCGGTAATGTCGCAACTCTAAATAGAGTTATCCTACCAGTAATCAGAAGGGTTATGCCTACTGTGATCGCAAACGAATTGGTTGGTGTACAACCAATGACTGGTCCAGTTGGACAGATCCACACATTAAGAGTACGTTACGCAGATTCATCTGATGGTAACGAAGTTGGTGAAGAAGCATTATCACCGTTCAAGATCGCGGCGGCCTATTCAGGTAACGCTACAGATGCTACTCCAGCAGGTTCCGCTACTGCGGCACTTGAAGGTGCGGCTGGTAAGCGTATGTCGATTCAAATCTTGAAACAAACTGTCGAAGCGAAAACTCGTAAGTTGAGTGCTCGTTGGACGTTTGAAGCGGCTCAAGATGCTCAAGCACAGCAAGGTATCGATATTGAGGCTGAAATTATGGCGGCTTTAGCACAAGAAATTACTGCTGAAATCGACCAAGAAGTTCTTGCTTCATTACGTGCATTGGCTGGTACGCAAAACCAACAGTCATATGACCAAACAGCGGTATCAGGTACTGCAACATTCGTAGGTGACGAACACGCGGCTTTGGCTGTGATGATCAACCGTGTTGCTAACACTATCGCTCAGCGTACACGTAGAGGCGCTGGTAACTACGCAGTAGTTTCACCACACGCTTTAACTGTTCTTCAATCAGCAACAACTTCAGCGTTCGCAAGAACAACTGAAGGTACTTTTGAAGCACCAACAAACACTAAAATGGTTGGTACTTTGAATGGTGCTATGAAGATTTACGTTGATTCATATGCAAACGACAGTACAGCAGTACTAGTTGGCTACAAAGGTTCATCTGAGTCAGATGCTCCAGCATTCTACTGCCCATACATTCCTTTAATGTCAAGCGGTGTTGTGCTAGATCCGGCTTCATTCGAGCCAGTAGTTTCGTTCATGACTAGATACGGTTATGTTGAGTTATCAAACACAGCATCATCTCTAGGTAATGCGGCAGACTACTTAGGTACAGTTGCTATTAGCAACGTTACTTTCTCGTAAGCCAGAGACAGTTACTAAACTGATTAAAAGGGCGGACTTAAGGTTCGCCCTTTTTTTATGACTCCAATTTCTATATTTTGGTAAACTTACTACTTGCTTTTTTCACAAACATTTGTTATATTAGTATTATAAGTTGCAAAGGATTTAGCGGTCCGATGTATATAGTGCAAGGAAGAGGCCTTTACCAGAGGGTCGAACTTGACGGCTTAGGGGTGGTACCCAGGCATGGTTGCAGAAATGCGTTGTGTCACATTGCTCTACCGAGTGGAAGTCGGTTCCTGGGATTCAGATAGGTATCTGCGTCGAAGGGTTGTAGGTGTAACCAAGTCCTACCTATTTTGCTTATGCCTAAAAGAGGTTTATTCGGGAGACTGGATAAACCTTTTTTAATGACTAAATACAAATGAGACAAGACAGTAATAAGAACAAGACGCAGTAGAATTAACAAACCTCCCGCCCTAATATTAGATACAAACTTCCTCAAATATAAACACGAACAAGGAAAAACATGAGTAATCAAGGACAAGTAAT